ATGCCAACTAGTTCACTTCGTAATTTTCCTTTTAATGCTTTTTCACTTCGTGTTTCCCCTTGTCCTGATTTTGATCGTTCGCAAACTTTCGGATCTTCAGGAATGTTGCCCGAAATAAGCACTTGTTTATTAATGTGTTCTTCTCATTTAGGTTTTGCGGGTGATTTAATATATCATGTAATATCTCCGGAATTATCTTCAACTAATTGTTTTGTTCAATATTTTCCAGATAACTTTCAAGGCGCCTCTCGCATAAATTATCCTTTTGGTAATTTCCAACCGTCAATGCAAAATGCACCAAGTTTAATGTTTAATTTAGCTTTACAACCAGATATCAAAACTTTAATTCCTTATTATTCTCCTAGTGAATATATAAGAACAGTTCCTTTAAATACTGTTCATAGTGGTGATATGGCATTAATTAATTCTTTAGGATCATTAAACTATACTTTTAATCCAACAGCAGGTACTTTGCCAGCTAATTTAAATTTAACTTTTATGAAACGATTTGGTGATCATGCTTCTTTTTATAATTTTATTGGATTTCCAACAATGTTGGCTAGAGATAATTTTACAAATGTAAAGAAAACTTTAATTCATGAAGTTAAAATTCCCTCAGAATTACAAAAAAATATTACACAATTGATTGATAGTAAAGATTTGTTTGAAAAAATAATGAAATTTTCCACTGATAATTTTAATAAGACAATAGAAAAAACTGATTCAGATAATGAAGTAAATAGAACTTTTGAAGAAAATGGTTTTGTTGATGGAGTTTTAAATGTAATTTCAGAACGAGTTGATGAATGTATAGATAGAAAAACAAGTAATAAATATAGTCAATTAAGTAACATAGTTTCACGAGATATGCGTGAACTTAAAGATTCTTTAAAAAATGATATAAAAAATGTTAAAGATTCAGGTCAAGAAATGATAGATAAAATGCAAAATTTTGTAACCGAACTTGTGACTGGAATGGAAAAAACTTTCCCCGATTTGGGTTTTAATTGATCCACGATGGGAACTGAGATTATATCTCAATTCGTCCATTGTGTAATTAATCCCAAATTTAAAACAATAACTTGGTCTTTTTTGTCAGCTTTAGTAAATTTAACAATAATAACTGTAAGTGATCTTCATAAAATGATGAAACTTTTGTCAAAAGCCTTTTTAGATGTCGTTGCGCCAGAACCATCCAAAGCAACGTTCAATACGGAAGGCCCAGATGATAGTGAAATTCAATTATCAGCTTTTTCAACTTTTATTTCATTACTTTCGAGTGGTCTTTCTCGATCTTTAAAATTTCCATTCACGTTTATGCCCTCAGCTAAACAGGTAAGTTCATGGTTTAAATTAATAAAAGAAGCATTTACTTGTGCTAATGCAGTTTCAACTTTCTTTAGAGTTAATTTTGATATCATTAAAAATTTAATAATCGGATTAGTAAAAAAATTAATAGGCGATAGTTCACAAATAGCTGACGTAACATTTATTCAAAATATGCATAGTGTAATAACTTTTTGGATGAGTGAAGTAGATTTTTTGTGTGATTCCGATTTAGGACCAGAGGTACAAAGTAATACGGAATTACAAAGTAGATTGCGAGTAGCTTATTTAATAAGTAAAATGATTAATAAACAATTAGTTCAAAATTTAAATAGTCAATTAAAATCACTTATAAGAGATTATATTTTAAAAATTTCAAAATTGTATGATTCTTTGTCACATACTTATTGGTTTGCTAATTTAAGAGCGGCTCCACATGTTTGGTATTTTCATGGTACAACAAGAATTGGAAAATCAGAAATGGTTCCTTCACTAACTTCATATGTAATTGGAAAATATAATAGAGAACATCCAGTTAATAAAATAGTTTTTAATTCAGGTGTAAATTACACTACTAACCCATCCAGTCAATATATGTCAACTTTGACAGATCACCCAGTAATTTTAGTCGATGATTTATTAGCTGTTCTTGCTCCTGTTCCTGTTCAAAGTCAACTTTCCTTAATTTTTGAAGCAATTACAAGTAACACTTGGGTAGTACCAAAAGCGGCAGTAGATGAAAAAAATCAAACATGTCAACCAAAAATAGTAGCTTTTCTTTCAAATCATGCTTCAATAGTTCACGATCAAATTTCAGATGTAGATGCAGTTAATGCTAGAATGCAATGTAAATGGGAAGTAGCTTTAAAAGAAGATATTCCCCATAAAAATGGAAATGGTTTTGCCCAAATAGTTCAAGACATGAGTGAAGAAAAAATTAATGAACTCTGTCCGCAATTTTCACATTTAAAATTTAGAAAACATCTTGTACCAATGAGTATAAATTCAGCAAAAACAGATTGGTTGAGTTATGATGAAATGAAAGCAATCGTTTATGAAGAATTTGTAGAAACAACACATAGAAATCAAGCCTCTTTAAATAGAAGAATAATCGATGAAGCAAATGCAAAAGGTGTACTTCCTCCAACAGTTACTCGTGATCAAATTTTAGATGAGGAATTTATTAATGAAAAAGTAAAAGAATTTTTAAATCAATGCGATAGAAAAGATAATTTAGCATATAAAATAAAGAATAGTTTAGTAGATACATTTAATAAATATTATAATACAGCTAGTAAAAGTTATAAGAAAAATCTTAATAAAGTAAAGAATTTATTTAATTTTGAAAAAATTTTAACAGATGAAGAACAAATAAATTCATTCATTAGTAATACTGTATTTAATTGTAAAGAGAGTATGAATAATACTGGTGAAGAAGAAAAACCAACATTTTCAAAGGAAGCTCCCAAATATCCAGTGAGTGATGATCTGGAATCAATTCACACTGATGCTTCGTCACTTTTTTCAGAACCTGTTACAAAAAAAAAAAACATCCATAGAAGATTTACTAACTAGTTATGAGAATAATGAAACTTATCAAAAAACTTTTTTGCTTGAATTGCGTAAAG